GGGAGTTGGTGCAACTGGTGCTACAGGTCCAACAGGAGCAACTGGTGCTACAGGAGTAGGTGCAACTGGTGCTACGGGCGTTAAAGGAACTACTGGAGCTACAGGAGCTACAGGACTAACAGGCGCAACAGGAAGTCCTGGCGGTGCAACTGGTGCCACAGGCGCTGCTGGAAGTAATGGTTCTGATGGTGCAACTGGTGCTACAGGTTTTGGTGCAACAGGCGCAACTGGCACACAAGGTGCCACCGGTGCAGGCGCAACAGGTGCAACAGGACTTCAAGGTATAACAGGCGCAACTGGGTTAACAGGAAATGTTGGCGCAACAGGTGTTTTTTCACTTTTGGCAAATTCTGATATAATTACAGTAGTTACTCCGTTACTAACAACAGGCAATGTAAGTATTTTAGCCAATACTACAGGTACAGTAAATATTGGGTATTTAGGAATACCTCAAAATTTACAGAATACTAGTTATACCTTATCTTTATTGGATCAAGGTAAACACATTCTTAGTCAAACCACTGCTCTACAAAGTATATTAATACCAACAAATGCCAACGTAGCATTTCCTATAGGAACAGCTGTTAGTATTGTTTTACAGGGCATAGGTAATATTAAAGTATTAAATCCTGGCGTAACATTATATCTTGCAGGCACTGCAGGACTAAGAGCCAATGCAAATATTTCATCTTGGGGATTCGCCTCATTATTAAAAACAGATACTAATGCATGGTGGATTAGTGGTTCTGGAGTAAGTTGATGGGTGGTATATTACACATAACTAGATCAGCTACTTCTAGTAACTATACTAGAGGCACTGCAACCGGTTTAAGTGGTTTTTCATATGGGGCAAATGTAGCTTCTTTTGGCGGGTATTATGCTGGAGCAATACAATGGCCAGATGGTAGTGTTTATGATTTAGTAATACCTCCAAAAAATACTTGGCCAACAGATCCCGCATTTAGTCAAACAACGTTTCCAGGATTAACAAAATGGAGTAACACTTCTACAGCTTTAAATTGTACTGACGAGCAGGTAAGATTATTTAGTTATGACGGAAAGGCAGCAACAAACGCTTGGGCAACTGCAGGCTTCATTGGAGCTACAGATATACAAAATAAAACTATCAACGGATTTAATGATTGGTATGTCCCCAGTGTAACTGAACTATATGAGATTTATCGTAATTTAAAACCTACTGCTAATTTAAATTCAACTGCTAATATTGTGGGCAGACATAGTTCATATGCCGCGGCGTATACGGGCATATATCAAGATGGAGTACAACCAAGAGCAGTTGGCAATATAACGTTTGTTGGAACTAGTACAAATCCTGCACAAACTACAGCTATTGATTTTATCTATCCTACAGGATCAGAAGCACTTGTTTGGTCAGGACCCTCAGGAGAAATATGGGCGTCTACCCCATCTAAAGATTTACAATCTGATTCTACAGATAATCAATTTAATACATGGTCATTGACTACTATACAAGTTTCTGCAGGTTTTATATCGCCCGGCGCGTGGAATTCAGATGCTAAAACAAATCTCAATTTTAGAGTTCCTGTTCGAAGAATTTTAAGAACTTAAAAAAAATGTCAACTACAAAAAATCTAACAATAAACCAAGGTTCAATATTTTATGCTAATCTCCAATATTTGGATAATAGCAAAAATCCTATTTCTCTGGCAGGGTATACATTGGCAAGTCAAATAAGAAAATCTTATTACTCTGCAAATGCTGCAAGTTTTAGTACATCAGTAATAGATGCCGCAAATGGACAATTTCAATTATCATTTACATCTACACAAACGGGATTAATTAAACCAGGTAGATATGTATATGATGTAGAAGCAACTGCAGGATCTAGTACTGTTAGAATTTTTGAAGGCGAAGTCACTATTACTCCAGGTGTTACTGGAAATACATATGGTACAATTTTTGTATCAACTGAAGCTATCAGAGGATTTACTGGTAATACAGGACCTCAAGGTCCTCAAGGAAATGTTGGAGTAGCAAGTAATGTTTTAGTGAATGGCAATTCTATAGTCTTTTTAAATAATGCAGGTATTTTAACATTACCTGAACACGGTAAAATTATTTTTAATACAAATAACCCCGAACAATACATTGAAGGTACTATGGGTTTTCATATTTATGCGTCAGATTCTGTTAGCATAGATGCAGGTTCCAATACTTGGGGATTTAGTAACAATGGAGAATTAACTTTACCTAGTGGTGGTTATATTGGTACTGCATATAGTGATTCTAACTCAGTTTGGTTTGTGCCCCCTACATCCGGTGTTGGCGGTCTTGCAAGTGCAGACGGACAACAATATATACAAATATCTAATAATCAAGGTATATACATTGGAACCGGCTACGGGGTATCAACGAAAGAATGGCAATTTGGTAGAGATGGCGTACTAACATTTCCAAATAATTCTAAACAGACAGCCGCCGCTTTACCATTAGCAAATCTCAAAGTAATAGTTGCGAGCAGTAATTCTTGGGAAGAATTTCAAGCCAATATTGCTGCACTATAAATATACAAAAGGATAATATATGGCATCGGTTACATCCAGAGAAGAACTAAGAGATTACTGCCTTCGTAGACTAGGTGCTCCTGTCATTGAAATAAATGTGGATGACGATCAGGTTGAAGATCGCATAGATGATGCTTTTCAATTTTACAGAGAGTATCATTTTGACGCAGTAGAAAAAGTATATCTAAAACACCAAATTACTGCACAAGATTTAGCAAATCAATATATTCCTGTACCCGATGCTGTTGTAGGCGTTGAAAGAATACTACCCTTTACTAATAGATCAGATGGTACTAATATCTTTAGTATTAGATATCAAATTCTTATAAACGACTTATATAGTTTGATGTCGACTAATTTGATTTACTATTACCAAGTCAAACAAGAATTGGAACTAATTAATCAGGTGTTGGTCGGGATTAAACCTATTCGATTCAACCGACACATGAATCGTCTTTATATTGACCAAAGCTGGCCTGATGATGTTCCTGAGGGATCTTTTATTATTGTGGAATGCTGGAGAATATTAGACCCAGATACATATAGAGACGTATATAATGATATGTTTCTAAAACGTTACTGTACTGCATTGATTAAAAGACAATGGGGTGAGAACTTGAAGAAGTTTCAAGGAGTTCAATTGCCCGGAGGAGTAACAATTAATGCAGATCAGATATATCAAGATGCATTAGAAGAAATTAAACAAATTGAAGCAGAAATGCAATCACGATTTGAATTACCCGTTGACTTTTTTACAGGATAATTAAGCTTTTTATTAACCGGGGTACATAGATGATGATAACACCTGGTCAATAGAAAGTCAATACTAAAATGGTAACAGTTAACCAATATTTTCAATCCGGTCGAAGCATCGGTAGATCCTCTGAGCAGAACATCTACGAAGATCTGATCATTGAGTCTATGAAGATTTACGGAATGGAAGTATATTACTTGCCACGCAAGCCTAACAATTTGGATCATATTTTAACAGAAGATCCTTTAAATACTTTTGAACATGCCTATCCAATAGAAATGTATTTGGAAAACACAATGGGATTTGCGGGAGACGGTGAGTTAATGTCCAAATTTGGTTTGGAGATTAGAGACACTGCTAATTTTATTGTTTCTAGAAAACGTTGGAATCAGGTTGCTGGTTCTACAGGAAATACTATTTTGGAAAGACCGGCAGAGGGCGACATAATTTATTTCCCAATGTCTAGGTCATTTTTTGAAATACGTAAGGTTGAGGGTCAAGATCCTTTCTTTCAGGTAGGAAAACTATACGTATTCAAAATGATGTGTGAATTATATCAATTTGCTAATGAAAGATTTATCACAGGCATTGCAGAAATTGACAATATTACTACAGGAACTAATCTTGAAGTTAATGACTATGAATTAGTTCAAGAAAATGGAGATACTTTATTGTTTGAAACAAATGCCCTAACTCCTATAGTACAGGAAAGTTATAATCTGCAGGATGAGAATCATTCTCAAATAGGTGCTGACAATAATGACTTTACAGATCAAGTAAGTGAAGTATTGGATTTCTCTGAGAGAAATCCTTTTGGTGAGGTATTTCAATAATGTTAGACCAAAGATTTTACTGGGGAACCATTAGAAAAGCTATTGTGGCTTTTGGTACCATGTTTAGTAACATGACTATTGAGCGAAAAGATTCTGCAGGCAATAGTGTGCAGATACAAAAAGTTCCTTTGTCTTATTCTCCTAAACAAAAATTCTTAGCAAAAATTAGGCAACAGCCAAATGTAGATGCAACTAATTTTCAAGTGATATTGCCTCGTATGGGGTTTGAGATGATAGCGCTTGATTATGATCCTAACAGAAAAATTAGCCCGCTACAACAAAATAGAGCAATCAATAGTTCTACATCTGCAAATGCTCAGTATGCCCCTAGCCCGTATAATATTAATTTATTGCTTTACATCTATGCAAAGAATCAAGATGATGGTTTACAGATTATAGAACAGATATTACCATATTTCAATCCTGATTATAACCTTACACTAAAGGCTATTCCTGAATTAGATATTAAAAATGACCTTCCTATCATATTAAACTCTATTGGGTTTGAAGATGATTATGAGGGAGATATGACAACAAGAAGAGCAATTATTTGGACATTAAGTTTTTTAGTAAAACTTAATTTTTATGGTCCAGTTAATAGGCAAGGTATTATTAGTAAAGTTATTGCTAACACATTTAACGATCAAGCGTTAACCGTTCAGCAACAAAAAATAACAGTTGATGGCACAAACAATACTGCAAATGCTGTACTTTCAGGTAACGTGAGCTACATTGATTCCTTTGAAGATTTCTAATTATGAAAAATATGGAAAAATTGGATGATCTATTTAATATAGATCCTATGACTGTAGACCAAACTACAGGCGAAATTCTAGCCATTTCTGACGCAGTTAATAAAACTAAAGAAATGGATCAAGAAGACGACTATCAGTTAGCTCGTCAAACTATGAGAAAACTTTTAGTCAAAGGTGAAAGCACTTTAGATGAGTTAATAGCATTATCTAAAAATTCTGAGCATCCTAGAACATATGAAGTTGCTGGGCAGTTTATGAAAACTATGTCTGACGTATCAAAGGATTTGTTAGGTTTACAAAAACAAGTTAAAGAGTTAAAGGCAGATGATCCTGTAAAAATTGGCACACAAAATAATGTAGTGTTTAATGGTACAACTGCTGAGCTTTTCAAAATGCTCAAAGCTGGACCTGTAGAGGATGGAAAAATAATTGAGCAATAAACAAATATCATATAACGGTAATCCTAATCTAAAACAGATTGGCACGCCTGTATCTTATACTTTAGAGCAGATGCGAGAAATACAGAAATGTATTCTTGACCCTATCTATTTTATTGAGACATATTGTCAAATTGTTTCCTTGGATAAGGGTTTGGTTCCTTTTAAACTATACGATTGCCAAAAAGAAAAAGTACACACCATTCTAAATAATCGTAAAGTTATTCTGATGGAAGGCCGCCAACAGGGCAAGACAATTACATCTGCAGCATGTATTCTTTGGTATACATTATTTCAAGAAAATAAAACAGTGGCTATTCTGGCGAACAAATCTTCAGCAGCAAGAGAAGTTCTTTCTAGATATGAGCTAATGTATGAGATGCTTCCAATGTGGATGCAGCAAGGTGTTAAGACATTTAACAAGGGCGACATTGAACTTGAAAATGGTTCTAAAGTATTTACTGCAGCAACAAGTACTTCCGGTATTCGAGGTAAATCTGTAAATTGGTTATATATTGACGAAGCAGCAATTATTCCAAATAATGTTGCAGAACAATTCTTTACTTCTGTTTACCCTACAATTTCTGCAGGTACAACCACAAAGATTCTTCTTACCTCTACACCGCTTGGTTATAATCATTTCTGGAAATTCTGGAACGAAGCAGAACAAGGACTTAATGGATTTGTTCCATTGTTTATTCCTTATGATCGCATTCCTGGTAGAGACCAAGCTTGGGCCGATGAACAGCGCTCTATGTTGGGCGAACTCAAGTTTAATCAAGAGGTTCTTTGCAGATTCCTTGGATCATCTAAT